ATCAATTTTTGTTCCAGTTGCTTCTACGGTGTGGGTTGCTTCAACTGTAAGCAGACTTTGCAACCTTTTAACTTTTAAACCTAATGATGAACCTGTGCTTGCATAACCAACATATATCCTTTCTTCTTCAGCTGGTGCTGTGTTTACCTGGTCAGCGCATATAGTAATACAATCTGTTGCATTTGTACTCAAAATTGTTGCCACACTTGGATAGCCTAACCCTGGTGTGCCTAATGCCCCATCAGTGGTTATATATCCAACATCAATTCTGGTGGCCCCTGAGTTGTTGTAGCAAAAAATACCATTGCCGACATTTACATTGTCAGAATAAATTGCAACATCATAAACTGGATTGGTGGCATTAACTACTGATGAGATGGTGTTTGTGGTTTTGAATGCAACAGGATTATTTATATCAACCTGGACACATTTCAAGAGATGTGGAGATGCAGAAGTGTCTAAGTAGCAAAGGGTGGGATTTGGACCTAAACGTAAACACCTGGGATTAATTGCAGTTGCATCAATCAAAGTTGCAGCCTGGATCATTCCACCAGAAACTGAATCCAAAACTGAAGCATAAACACCCTCTAAAACTCCTGCAGTTGTGTATTGCTCCCAGGCAAATAATTGCAGCCCACTTGCAATGCAGCTGTCCTGGTTCTTTGCTTCAGAAGTGTTCCGAATTATATCATCAGAATCAATCTTTACTGATTGAAAACCACCCTTGTCAATCCAGCGGGCTACTGATTCAGAATAACTGTAAAGTTTGGAAGAAGAAAACTCCAGAAGTTCATCCTGGAAAGAAGTTAATCCATCACCAGAAGATAGTATATCTGTTGTACCAGAAATATTTTGAGACAGTGCAGTGTAACCTAAACGCTTTGAAATCTGGGAACCAACAGTGTATCTGCCATTCTTCAGGTCAGTTAATTTAGGCGTAAGTTTTGGATCATTCTTTGTATCCAAGCCTGCAACAATGTCAACTGGAACTAGGGTTTTTTGTAGTGGCATTTTCCTTCATGTCAACCAGGCATTGCCTGTATCCAATTAGGCGTTGCTGGCGGGTTGCTAATTCATTTATAGTTGTGGATATTGATTCTAGTTCCTGGTCCGCTTTCTTGATCTGCTCATCTGGTGATAGTTTCTTCATTTATTCAGGCGTGCTTCTTGTTCTGCTTGAAATGTTGTCCATGCAGATTTAACTTCATCTGTCCATTCTGCTTCTGCTTTGTCCTTAACTTCTTGATGTTCGTCATCTGCAAGAGTCATGTCTGGTGTAAGCACTCTGCGATGGTAACCACCTGAATCAGTAATCTCACGAATCTGGATATGTTTGTAGTCTGTGACTACATTTATTTTGTTTAATGTGTTTGCCATTTTTCCTTTATTCTGCGGTTGGATACGTTATCGAAAACATAACATATCCATTAGTAGTTCCATGAGCGGTTAATGACGATGTGTTGTCCCTGTTATACACACATTCCATAACTTTAGTATTAGGACTAATATACCCCATCATCCACAAAGTAGCGCTATCTACATCTATCTCATAGATTCTGAAAGTACCAGAAGTATAATTTCCGCTATCTTCTCCGGAGCTTGCACGTGATGTAAACGGAAGATTAAATTGTAAAACCGCGTTACTATTATTATTACTTATCCTGAATTGTCCTCCACAAGTAACCATCCGTCCTGTTTTTGTGTAAGAACCTAAATCCACACCGGAGTGAAGTGTTACACCATTATTACAAGTTACAGTCCAAGTCCCTTCCTCATAATCCAGTTCAGTGATTCTCATTACACCAGACCTGCTTCCTGCTGATCCCATTATTCCTGACACAAAAACCTCCTTTCAATTATTCGACTCATGTTTAAATTTCTATGTCCAGTCTTGGTAGATAAAGTGTACAGACCAGTCACATGAATTAGCAGAATTATAAACTTTAAGGCGATCTCCCTGACGTAAAACAAATTTATCATTCATTACAAACACCTCATTGGCTGCCAAATTCAATGCTTTAGCAATATAAATGTCTGCTCCACTACCTTGCCAATCAACTATAATGCTAACATTCCCATTTGCAGCATTTGCAAAACAAGTTACAGTCAAAACAGTAATAATAACATTTGTTGGTACACTAATAACTCCAGAAGTATTCCCAGAAGATCGTACAGAACCTGTCCCTGTTGTGCCTCCAAAATCTATGTTTGCTGCAGCAGCATTATTGGTGTCAATCGCTGCATTGCGTAAAACTTCGCTGCCACTGCCGTTTGGTATCGCCATTTTCTACCTCCTAAAAACCAAATATTAATGATGAATGGAAACTGGTCTGAACACAATTTCCTTTAGAATAAACTTTTTTTGTTGTTGAAGTTTTTACATCTGCAGTTTCTAATGTCGAACTACAAACAATATCACCAGTACCATTACAGGCAATTGTAATATCCCCATTTGTTCCATCAGAAATGGTAACAGATCCGCTATTACTTCCTAAATTTGTATCCAGGACGAGATCAAATGCACCATTACTGGTAATTTTAGCAGAAGCAGAACCACTCCCAATCTGCACCTCACCGGTCCCATTTGTATTTAATTGGATATTCCCATTTGCTGCATCTATAATAGTAATGCTTGAACTTGCAGTACCTGCATTTGTATCCAATACCAGATTATGCGCACCAGAAGTGGTCATCTTTCCACTAGCAGCTCCACTCCCAATTACTATCTCGCCAGTTCCATTATTTGTTAGTGCAATATTACCATTGGCTGCATCTGTAATAGTAATGGACCCTGAAGCTGTACCTGCATTTGTGTCCAGGACCAAATCATGCGCACCAGAACTGGTTATTTTCCCACTAGCAGATCCGCTGCCAATTACAATCTCACCAGTACCATTATTAACCAGGTTGATATTACCGTTGGCTGCATCTGTAATTGTTATGCTAGAACTTGCAGAACCTGCATTTGTGTCCAGGACCAAATCATGTGCGCCAGAAGATGTTATCTTACCACTAGCAGCTCCGCTGCCAATTACAATTTCACCTGTACCATTTGGAATAAAAGAAATGCTACCATTAGCTGCATCTGTAATTGCAATGGTAGATGAGTTTGTGCCACTGTTTGTGCTTAAAATTAAATCGTATGCACCATTTGAAGTGAGCTTGCCAGTTGCACCTGCATTTCCAACCTGGACAAAACCTGTGCCATGTGGCTTCAGTGCAATGTTGTTGTTTGAATTACTGGTTGCAATGTTAATTGCACCGGCATAACTGGTTGCAGTAGTGAGGAAAGTACCATTTTCACTTGGTACATATATGGTTCCTGAAGAACCACTTACGCCTGAATTTGCTGCAATAGTTATATACGCTGTATCACCAGAATTATCGTTGGAATATTTAAACAGCAGCAAATCAGCGTGCGCCATTTTCCCATAGTCACCATTGCCACTGTCTGTAAAGAAATTGAATGTTTTGGAACCATCTGCATACGTTACTCCAGAATCATTTCCGGTCATCCCCGAAATGCTCCCCGAACCCGCATTTACTGCAGATCCAGTAGTGATTTGAACTGCAGTGCCTGCACCATTTCTCCAGTATAAATTACCGCTTGCCTGGTAAACTGAGTATGAAGTGGTTGCAGCTGTAACTGTAGAAAAAATGACATTTTTCAGTTCTGTTGCAGAGTTATCATTAAACTCTAAATCTGCATTAATATTAACTGCAGCAGGCGTTATTCTTATGCCCTTATTTGTTGAGTGATCGTGACCATCAACTGCATCAATACTGGTGTTTAAATCAGTTGCCCAGGTAGGGCCAGCAGTCACGCCAACTGCTGGTTTTGCAAGGGCCGTGATATTTGTTCCGCTTGTTGCCATAGTATTTTTTTAGAAAAAGAATAAATCTGCTGTTACAGTTCCACCAGCTTTCAGGATCACTGTAGTTTTTGGAAAGTCATTTAATGTTGCGCTTTCATAAATTACCTGGGCTGCGTTCTGCTTTAAAATTATCCACCCCTCTGGTGCTTGTTCTAGTCCGTGGTTTACAATTGTATCTGCAGTTGTAATCTCAACATCCTGGACCCTGTTGCCACTTGCAAAGGGCAGCTGAAATAATGGATTCAGTGCAGTTGCAATATAACCCATCTGCTGGTCAACTGGTGCAGATCCGGTAAAGAGTTGTGTAAATGAGATTCGGCTCATGCAGTTGCTGTATTCCAAAGACTGTTGTAATTACTCACATCAGTAACTGTTGTTGGTTCACCTAAATCACGCATCTCTGAGACTGCAATAATGCGGTCCTGGATCTGCTGTTTAATTGAAAATAATGCACTTACATCTGCTTCCTCTTTTATGAGGGCCGACATTGCACATGCAACAATAACGTATTCATCCCATCC